CGAAGACGCTGCTCGCCAAGCTGGAAACGACCTATGGCACCGATTCGGCGCCGACGGCCGCTGCCAATGCGGTGATGGCGCTCAACGTCTCGTTCGCCCCGATGGAAGGGCAGGACGTCACCCGCAACCTCGAAATGCCGGCAATGGGCGCGCTGCCCTCGATCCCGGTTGGCGTCTATTCGACGCTGACCTTCGAGGTCGAGCTGGTCGGATCGGGCACGCTTGGCACGGCGCCCGCCTTTGGCCCGCTGCTGCGCATGTGCGCCGTGGCGGAAGTGGTCACCGCCGGGACCAAGGTTGAATACAGCCCGATCACCGACGGCCAGGAAAGCGGATCGATTTACTTCGCGATCGACACGATCAAGCACGTGATGCTGGGCTGCAAGGGCACGGCGGTGATCACGGCGAATGCGCAGGGCATCCCGGTGATCCGCTTCACCATGACCGGCCTGTTCACCACTCCGGCCAATGCGGCGAAGGTCACCCCGGTGTTTACCGCATGGAAGACGCCCAGCGTCGCCACCAAGGCGAACACCCCGACCTTCACGATCGGCGGGGTCGCCTTCGTCCTGCGCAATTTCGCCTTCGACCTGGGCTGCGATGTCCAGACGCGCATGCTGATCGGTTCGGAAGCGGTGCTGATCGTCGACAAGGCCGAGAAGCTGAGCGCGCAGGTCGAGGCGGTGCCGCTGACCACCTACAACCCGTTCTCGATCGCGCAGAACCAGACCACGCAGGCGATCCAGCTGATCCACGGCACGGTCGCCAGCAGCCGTGTCCAGCTGGACTTCCCGAAGGCGCAGCAGGCCCGGCTCAACGGCTATGCGATCGAGCAGAACATCCTCGAATGGCCGCTCGACTTCATGCCGCTCCAGAACAGCGGCAACGACCAGTGGAAGCTGTCGTTCCTCTAAGGGGCGCAGCGGGAAATAGGGAACCATCCGATGTTCAAGGTTACTGCCGAGCCCAAGTTCACCCACACGGTCAAGGTCATGGTGCCGGTCGATGGCGGCCACAAGGAGCAGAGCTTCAAGGCGATGTTCAAGGTGCTGCCGGTCGAGGAACTGACCGCCGAGGATCATTCCGAAGACCAGGCGGCGGGCCAGATCGCGGTGCTGCGCAAGGCGATCATCAGCCTGGACGAGCTGGTTGGCGACGACGATCAGCCGCTGCCCTATTCGGACGAGCTGCGCGATCAGCTGCTGGGCATTACCTATGTCCGGATCGCGCTGCTGCGGACCTATCTGACCGCGATCACCAAGGCCAAGTCGGGAAACTGAAGGCCGCTGCCCGCCGGTGGGCGGGCGGCGGCGGCCCGGACGTAAGCGAGGCGCTGAAGGAAGCCCGGGATCTGGGCGCCCCGGAAGAAGTCCTTGCCCAGCTGGAGCAGGAGCAGGCCGCCCATGATTTCGAGGTCTGGCCCGACAACTGGGCGGCGGTCGAGGCTTTCCAGGCCATTTCCACCCAATGGCGCGCCACGGCGCTGCCCGGCGGGATCGAGGGCGGCAAGGTCTACTGGCACGGGCTTGATTACGCGGGCGTCGCCGCCGGTCTGGCCGGGGCCGGGATCGAAACGACGCCAGAGCTGTGGGCCGGGCTGCGGATCATGGAGGCAGCCGCCCGCGACGTGTTGAACGGAATTCGGAACGGCGAGGAATGACGCTCAAGACCTCTCTTCTCGTCAGTGGTGACAGCGCCAGCGCCCAGACGGCCCTGAAGGCCGCCGAAGCCGCGCTGGGCAGCGCCGAGACCGAGGCGCGCCAGCTGGCCAAGGCCTTCAGCGACGTCGACGTTTCCGCCACCCGCCTGGCCGCCGCGCAGACCCAGGCGAAGACCGCGACCGACGCGGCCAAGGCCTCGCTCGCGGCGGGCGAGATCGGCCTTGAGCAGTACAACAAGCAGCTGATCGACACGAAGACCCAGTTGAGCCTGGTGACCAGCGCCCACAACGAGGCGGTGAGCGGGCTGAAGAAGTCGCAGGCCGCATTCAATGACGCGATCGACGGCATGCAGCGCGTCGACAAGGTCAACGGGCAGGCCAAGCAGGGCTATTTCATGCTGGGCCAGCAGGCCCAGGACGTGGCGATCATGCTGCAGGGCGGCGCCAATATCGGAACGATCATCGCCACCCAGGGCGGGCAGGTTGCCACCGCCGTGCAGATGATGGGCGGCAAGATGAGCGGCTTTGCCGGGTTCATGGCCGGGCCGTGGGGCGCGGCGATCACCGTGGGCATCGGCGTCCTGGTCAATCTGCTGATGACGCTGGACGACACGACGAAAGCGGCCGAGGCGGCGACGGCCGGCGCGGATGCGCTGGGCCAGGCGCAGTCGTCGCTCGCCAACCTGTTCAGCGGGGCCAATGATCGGATCGCCGAGCAGAACGAGCTGCTGATCCTCAACGCGCGGCTGACCGCGCAGAACCTGCGGGCCGAGGCGCTGGCCAAGCGCGCGTCTTCCGAGGCGACCTTCGGCCAAGCCGGAAGCGAGTCATTCAACACCTGGATGGTGGGGCTCTATTCGGGATCGAACTGGAACCCCGATAACCCGATAAGCCGTAATGTCAGCGCCGCCGGCAATCTCGTGTCCGGCATGCGCTCTGGTGCCATCAGCCGGGACGCCGCGCTGAAGGCGGCGGAAAAGCTGGACTATACCGGCCTGAAGATCACCAAGCAGGAACTGCAGCAGGCGATCATCGATTCGGCGACGGCCGAGCTCAGCGACAAGACCGCATCGCTGATTGACCAGTCGCTTGACCAGGGCAGCCTTGCGCCGGCGCTCCGCAAGCGTGACAGCGCCAAACGGAACCGCCGGCGCGCGGGCAAGCGCGACGACACCGCTGCCCTCAGCGAATTCTCCGAGGATACGGCCAAGAAGATCGCCGCGATCAGGGACGAGTTCTCTGACATTCCGGCCGCTGTCCAGCGCAGCAACAAGGCGATGGCCGAGCTGAACGACCTGACCAGCGATATCAACGCCAAGAAGCTGCTGCCCAACATCAAGAGCCAGCTGCTGTCCGACCTGGCCGAGGCCAAGGTTGCGATCGAGGACAGCCTCAACAAGCCGTTCAGCGATTTCATGGAAGCCCAGCGCCAGGGCGCGGAGATCGACAAGCTGCTGCTGCAGGGCCGCGAGAGCGAGGCCGAGGCGCTGAAGATCGTGCTGCAGCTGCAGGAGCAGCAGGGTCCGCTGACCAAGCAGCAGCTAGGCGACGTGCTGGCCACGGTCGAAGCCGAGCGCCAGCGCGGCATGGTGATCCGCGACCAGCGGGCGCTGATCCAGGCCAACCTTGACGCGGTCCACGACATGCGCGGCGCGCTGGAGCAGACCGTGGGCGACATGCTGCGCGGCAAGTTCTCGATCGGCGCGATCGCGAACTCGCTGATGAACAGCTATGTCCAGATCACCAGCAAGAAGATCGTCGAGGCCATGTTCGGCGACACGCTGCGCGAGCTGGAAAACCAGGCGAGCGGCGCCAGCAAGGTCGAGGCCGCAGGCGTGAAGATGGCGACCTCGCTCAATACCACGAGCAAGGCGGTCGATGCCTTCGCCGACGTGGTCGTGCGCGCCGGGGCCAAGATCGCCAGCCCGGCCGGGGCAGGGTCGGCCAGCGCGTCCGCCTGGGCGATGCTGGACGGTCCGGTCTCGGGCGGGTTGACCAACGAGATCGGCCGGGCGCTGGACGACATGCTGGCCGAATTCGTCACCGGCACCCAGGACATCGTCGTGACCGGCGACAAGCGCCGCGCATCCAAGGAAAGCCAGACCGCCAACCTGCTGGTCGACATGGTTGACAAGCTGTCCGGCGATATCGGGATCAAGCTGCCCAAGCAGCTGACCGACGTGCTGAAGGGCGCGCTGGGCGGCCTGGAGACCATCCTGCCGCAGGCGATGCAGGGCGCGATGATCGGGTCGATGGCGTCCAGCCTGGTGTTCGGGTCCAAGGCCAATGCCGGGGGCACGATCGGCGGCATGATCGGCGGCCATCTTGGCGGGAAGCTGCTGGGCTCGGCCCTGGGCAGCTTTGCCGGGCCGGCCGGTTCGATCGTCGGTAGCCTACTGGGCAACCTGGTCGGCGGCCTGTTCAGCGGCGGGGCCAAGTGGGGTACCACGGTGGTCGGTTCGGGCACGGCCGGCGGCAACAATGACGAGATGAAGTCCGGTGTTTCGTCCGCTTCCAAGTCGATCGGCTCTGCCCTTGACCGGATCGCCGAGGCGCTGGGCGGCACCGTCGGCGGCTATAACGTCTCGATCGGGCAGATGGACGGAAAGTGGCGCGTTTCCACGAGCGGCCGCACCGGCAAGCTGGAGAACAAGTACAAGGATGTCACCAATTTCGGCAAGGACGGCGCCGAAAGCGCCTTTGCCTTCGCGATTGGCGACGCGATCGGCGACGGCGCGGTCCAGGGCATCTCAGCGGCCATTCAGAAGGCTCTCAGGTCCAACCCGGACGTCGACAAGGCGCTGAAGGAAGCGCTGAAGGTCCAGGAGATCGAAGTCCTGGTCGACGGCATTGGCGGCCAGATCAAGAAGGTGTTCAAGGACTTCGAGCGGCAGGCGGCCGAGCGGGTGCGGATCGCCCGCGAATATGGCTTCGACGTGGTCAAGATCGAGGAGCGCAACGCCGCCGACCGGCTGAAGCTGACCAAGCAGCTGCTGGACGAGCAGGTAGGATCGCTGCAGGACCTGATCAACGAGATGACCAGCGGATCGCTGTTCGAGGGTTCGGCCGTCGAGCAGCGGGCCAAGCTGCTGGAGCAGGTGACTGCGGCCAAGGCGGCGGCCGATGCGGGCGAGGAAGGTGCTGCCGATCGCCTGGCGGCGCTGCTGACCCAGCTCAACTCGGCGTCCAAGGCGGCGTTCGGCACCACCGGCGGTTTCGCCAGCGACCGCACCACGATCCTTGACGCGGCGCGCGATACCATCGCCCGCGCCAACCAGCGGATTGCCGATGCCCAGGCCGCGACCGACAGCGCCGTGGTTTCCGCC